ATGCCGATCATCACAGCATTACGCGCCGCAGGCCAGAGCCTACGCGCAATCGCGTCAGCACTTAACACCGCTGACATTCCTACCGCTATGGGCGGCAAATGGCACGCATCCAGCGTGCGTAACCTAATCGCATAAGGGAGAAATTTCATGCGTGACATAATCATCGACTTCATCGGAGCAATGGCAATCGCGCTGTTTGCTGTTTGTTTTTTAACCAACGCAGTGACTGACATCTATAACGTATGGGCCTTGATGGCTCGCTTTGGGGGAGCAGTATAATGGTCGGCAAGTTAACCAGAGATGACGCCCTGTCAGCGTCCCGCATACCAGTGCTGCTAAACGCTTCACCGTATGCAACGCCCAACGAGTTGCTGCAAGAAATGCTGGATATCGATGCCGGTGGTCAGCCAGTGCGTATTCCTCAGAATGAGCCAATGTTTTGGGGCGATACGTTAGAAGAAACCATATTGCGTGAAGCTGCCCGGCGTCTTGGCCTGACAGATCTGGAAACAAATTTCACAGAGCCATTTGAGCATCCAACCCTGCCGCTTGGCGCGTCACTAGATGGCCGGGCAAAGGGTAGTGGCACGTTTGTTGATGATCCATCCAACGGCATTTACTTGCCGAATGATGACAGCATCACGCTAGATGGACCGATACTGCTTGAGGCGAAAAACACAAACGCCTACCCGGCTGAACGCCCAGCCTTGTGGCGCGGCCCATTGCAGATGCAGGCCCAGATGATGTGTACTGGTATAGCACGCGGCGCAGTCTGTGTGTTGCACCAAGGCAACCAGCTTCGCATTTACCTTTATCGCAAGGATAACATTGTGCAGTCACAGATCACTGATGCTGTGCTTAATTTCGAGGAAAGGCGAAAGACGCGGGAGTTTTATCCGGCCTACTCTATCCACGATGCAACCATAGTACATTCGACAACCGACACATCAGCGCGTCCTGTTGAGATTGATGACGAGGATGCCAAGACTGCGCTGGAAGATTTAGTCCACGCACAAAAGCACAAGGCAATGGCCGAGGAAGACATTCAGCAAGCCAGTCTCTGTTTGATGAACCTAATGGGCGATGCGGAGGTTGCCTATGGGTTGGTCGGCAATCAAAAGTATATGGTTAAGTGGCCGTCCCGACACTACAAGGCGCAGCCGGAGAAAGTAACGCCTGCCAAGCCAGCCAGATCGATGCGATCAAAAACCCTAGTCATAAAGGAAACAGACTGATGCCGAACAGAAGAGAAACTTCAGTTGATGGCCTGCGCCATCACAAGGAATACATCGAAAGTCAAAAAAAGGCTTGGGCGAAAGCTACAGCTAATCTTCCCGACAATGCTTTTGCCGATGATGTTAAGCTGCCAGATCCTGTCGGCACGTTTAAGACAAAGCCAACGCACGTTGTAACTGCGACAAGTGGGTACGAGGATGGATAAGGAACACGCATCAGCGGCGCTCACGCCAGCGCAGGAGGCTGTCTACGATGCCATCTCTGTGTTCCAGCGGGAATATAACTACACGCCGTCCACACGCGAGCTAGGGCGATTTATGGGCAGGGGCCAGAAAACCGTCCAGATCCACATTTGTGCGATAATTGATAAGGAAAGGGCTAGACGCATCAATGATCGTCACATAGAGTTATTGTGATCTTTGAAAGATCTTTTCTCCCTCCACAGCCCCAGCGTTAACGCGCTGGGGTTTTTTATTTCTTGGCCTTTAGACTGTCAACGACACCGCCGCCAAAATAAAATCCGAGGATAATCAGCATCGAATAGTTTATTGTGAACTGATCCATAACCTTGGTGACTGCGTCCGGGTCACCCCGGCCAGTGATCGTCATGCCAAGCACCAGCATATAGCTGCCCAAGAACGTGGCCCCAAACATCAGCGCGAGGTAACGCTGCGCGATCTTGAATGGTGCGTATGCTGCCATCAGATCTATCTTGGCCTTGCTCTTGGCTGCGATGGCCTCTTCATCACTGGTGTGCATATCATCAATCAGCTTCATGCCCTGACTGATAACGTCACCCGATCCTAATATTTTTGCTAAAGCTCCAAGCATTACTCTGTCCTCATTGCTATATCTGTTGCTAGGCAAACCATTTCCTTGTTCACCGGCATTCTCTCTTCCCAGCTTATTCGCGTCCCGGCAACGTGGCACCCAGCCATTGTATCATGCTGGCTCAAAATGTGTGGCGTTATACTGCCATCAGCCGACACGATAATCATCAGTAGTAACCACTGCATCTCTGTTCCTCCTCGCCTGCTCCTCGGTGGTGCGGTTGTGCATATCCCACATGATCACGGCCACTCTCCACTGATCATCATCCCAGCCATATCATCGGCACGTTTGCCGACCTGATCAGCCCAGCGGCTGTCAAGCATCTGCGCCGCAGCTTCGCCGTAGTCTCCAGCCTCAATCGCCGCTTGAGCCTTCTTGAACTTGTCCCAGCGCGGCTTGCCTAGATTGAACAGGAGTGAGATTACAACGGCCTGACGCGGCTCGTTAAGCCCAGCAAACCACCCATACGTCTCAGCCTCTGCCTGACACCTCTTTAGATCGTTATCCAGCAGGTAGTCAACCTCATCGTCTGACAGACCGCCGCCCAGTTCCTTGTCGATCAAGCGACCCACGCCAATCGTCAGATATCCACGGCTGTCTTGATAGGCGTGTTTAACCACACCCTCGTGGTGCTTAATCATCTCAATTAGTTTATTCATTCCGGGTCTCCATAACAATTTGGACGGCCTTTTCCCAAGACCTTTGCTCTAGGTCGTCCTGATAAAACCAACTTGGTGGTCTTCGTTGAGTGTACTGGTTCACCGAACAAGCCGCTGTAAAATGTACCTTGCGGTCATTGATGGCGCAATGCGCCAAAACATCAAACTGCTCAAGCGTTGGTAAGGTTTTTTTGTTCCGGCCAGATGCGTTCTGAAACTGGTATCCAATCGCACGATCTCTTTGTTTGTGAATTTGCGCCGATTTCACTTGGACACGCATGAAGTCTTGACCACTCCAAGCCACCAGATCAACCGAATCCTGCTGAGACATAGAGACACGCCAGCCGAGGCCAAGCAACGCGGCTGCTGTAATGTATTCTCCGGTCAACCCGGTTGTGGTGGCAGTGATGTTTATATTTGGCCCCTCATCCACAAACCCCAAGCAATCAGGGCTGCGACAACACTGACAAGCAAGGCGACGACAATGCCGACACCTATTTTTTCCTGTAGTTTTGCCCTGCGCTTTGCGGCACGTTTTGCTGCGTCTGCCCGGCCTGTTTTTGCTTCTTTGCAGAAACGCTCATAATCTCGCCACATTCCGGCACGACCAGCATATATCATCAGTTCCTTGAGTTGCTTTTCTTTTTCCCTGATTTGCTCAAGAGCCATAAACTCTTCAAGGTCAGAGCCGCCAACGCCACGCGCACGTTTTTTGTTGCCTTCGCGCTGCAACTCTTCCTTGCAAGACAAGAACTTATTGATGGCCTTGCCAGCCTTCGCAATATCGTGGCCGTTATTCACGACCTGTTTGATAACCGCAAAAGCGGCGTTTGCTGCGGCGAGTTCAGCTAACATCAGTCATACACCTTTTGGTCTGGTCCAACGATGACGGGGATGCAGACGGAAGTTACATCGCCGCCCTGCTTGTGCAGCCGCTGGGCAAAATAAACGCAGCGGTCCACTGATCTGAAATACATATCGCTTGAGACTTTGCGCTTGTCCTCACCAACACCAAGCCAAACGGTCAACAGGAAAGCGTGAAAAATATCCACATCAGTCGCGCCCCGTGATCCGCTTGACAGTCTCGGTTTCCCATATTCGGATCAGCACCCAAATACCAGTGATGATAGCTACCGCATTCGGTGCCATATCCATAAAAGCAGCGGCAGTCCCCGTACCCGCCGCGACATCAACAAATATTTTCTGATCTTCTGGCATTTACGCCTCTTAACAAGCCATCAAGACGCAAGGCACGAGGAACGTACCGTCGTCGTATGTATGTGAAACTGTTGTGCTAGTGACTTTCGCAATTGTTTTTGACCGCACGATGTCATCGCCTTGTGGCTTGGCTGTACCGTCACCAGCAGACATTAACAAGTCTCCTCGCGCCACTGTTGTGCCTTGTGCAATGCGGATGACCATATCGCCAGTCATTGCAATATTCATATCAGCAGTGTGGTCAGTATCGTCATCATCGTAGTTCACAAACACGCCAGCTACGTTTGCGTCACCCTCAACTGATGATACAGCCATACAGTTAAGCTGTTCGTTGTCTTCATCGTAGGCATCAACAGCCGGTGTCTTTTCATCACCAACCGACACGCCTTCTGGCAATTCATCACCTTCCTCATAATAGGTGGCAGCTTGTGCCTCGTGATGCCAGACCGCCATTTGGTCGAGGTTGGTCATCACGGTGCCTTTGACTAAGCCGTTGATACGGTTGCCGTCTGTTGCTTGTGACCAACGCGCAAGGTGTCCACCGTTGTAGCTAACAGTTGAGCCGGATACAGAGATGTTACCTTCTTGTGTTCCGTCCTGATAAAAAATTATCAAGGCACCATCGTTGCTAAGACGGTTCAGTTCCAGCGGCTCACCGCCGCTGCGGGTGAACTGCGCTATATCAACATCCCCACGCAAAGCCAGCCCAGCAGTCCCAATACCGTCAGCCGTTTTGCCAACATTTAAATTCCCGCCTGATGTGACGCGGAGTCGTTCTGAGCCACCAGTGTTGACAGCCAACCTGTTCTGCGGGTCGAGGATGATATTACTAGAGGCACCGCCACTGGCAGAAATGTAGTTGTCACCGTTTCTGTTGAAGGTGACATTGCTGCCAGACGTTCCTAAAACTAAATTTGCATTTGTTCCTGTGACGGTTACCCCATCAGCCGTCACAGTGCCAGTGACATCCACGCCTGTGTTGGTGGTGGCGAGTTTCTTTGAGCCATCATAATACAAATCAACTGCGCCATTTGATGCCGCTTGAATGTAACTTTCAGCACCATTGCCTTTGCCCATCTCAAGATTAGACGCCCAGATTCGTAAGTTGCCTGTTCCACCATCATCTTTAATGTAACTGTGGCTTCCATCGTGATAAATCTGCAAGTCAGACCCAGCACCGAAGATGCACTTATCTGAATCTGCAAATAGAATATCGTTGCCGTTGCTTTGTAAATCACCGCCAAGCTGGGGTGTGGTGTCGCCAGACAATTCAGTAGCCGCAGCAATGCTAAGTGTCTCGTTGCCGCCATCACTGCCCTCTGTCAGCGTGACGTTTGTGCCTGCTGTCAGCTTGCCATTAAGATAACCGGCGGTGGTGTCGTTTGACGATACAGCCACAAGCACATCGGTGTCAGCATCAATCGACACCCAAGCCGAACCGTTGTAAACCTTTAGCGTATTTGATGTCGTGTTAAAGAACAGATCCCCTGCATCAAGCGATGATGTCGGATCGCTAGAGCCAATCCGATAGCGCACTGCAAATGTGTTCACATCGGTTATGTTCGCGGCTGTAGTGTTGACGTTGGCTATTGAACCGGCAGTGGTATTGATGTTTGCTATCGATCCGGCTGCTGTGTTGACGTTACCTATTGAACCAGCAACGGTTGTAACATTTGCCGAAACCCCAGCCACAGTAGTCACGTTAGCCGCAATATCCTCAACAGCAGAAACATCTGATGCAATGTCAGCAACAGCAGTTATGTCAGATGATATGTCTGCAAGAGCGTCCATATCAGCAACAATGGCTGCTGTCCCTAATGTGTTCATATCAGCAACAGCATCAGCCGTACCAAGCCGACCTATCTCAGTAGTTTTGCCAGCCACCGCACCAATGTCCGTGGCATCAGCCGCCACGGCATTGATATTAGAGGCATTGCCATCCACAGCGGTTACATTGCTTGAAATGCCAGCGACAGTCGTGACGTTGCTGCTAATTCCTGCCACCGTAGTGACGTTGGCCGAGATCCCGGCAGTGGTCGTGATTGCGTTGGTAGCCGTTGTACCGTCTTGGATGTCAGCCAAAAGCGCAATGTCAGCCGCCGCCGCAGATACTGTTGTAACGTCAGACACGGTTGGCCCGACCTCTGGGTTGCCGGTGCTGCTGTTAAATGCAAGATACTTCCCAGCGCGGTCTGCCTTGGCTGGCAACGTCATGTCTAGCGTGCCGCCATCAGCCACAAGCGCTGGGTCAAATACAGGCGCACGCATTGTGCGCTCGCCTTCCTCGGCAAGCTGCTGATCAAAGATAGTCAGGCTGTCTAGCTGTTCATTCAAGCTGGACGCCAACAGATCGCCAGCAGTCACAAAATCTGTGGTGCGCTCAATGTCTCTTGCGCCAACTACAATCACAGTGTCGTTGCTGTCTGGCGTCTCCGGCACATTGCCGCCAACATTAACCACCAGCGTCACAGAGCCGGTGCCGTTGGCATTGATTGTTACGTTGTAGTCAGTGGTCTTTGTCAGCTTGGTTGTGTTGAAATAAACCGCCAGATCATCATCGTCTAGGATCTCAAATGTAAACGCATATGGCCCGGTGCCAGCCGAGCCGGTAAAAACCTTGCGCCGCGTCACCGCGTTAATATTATAGTCAGCCATATCTGTGCCTCATTTCGTTGCGCGTATTGTACATCATTCACTCAGTATTTAACACCCGCTTGCGTAAATCGGGATATTCCATCAACACCGCATCGGTGCCAATTTTCTTGTACGCTGATGCAACATTGCGTAGCTGTGTCAGCTTTTGATCATCTAGCGGCAACGACCTGTAGTCGCTGGAGTAAATCATCGTGTTCATCGCCTCAAGAAATGTGGGCTGGCCGGGCCGCTTTTTGTTCATCGCCTCAATCATGTAATTGTATTGATCCGCGTTTAGCAAAACCCCATCAATTTTTTTGCTTGGCATCGTAATGCCATCTCCGAGCCGCATCATTTCCCGATCAACCCCGGCATATTTTGCGTTAGTAATCCTGATTGGCGACCACATCTCATAGCCAGCGCCTGTACCTTGCGTCCGTTTTTCTCCCCACAAGTTGAGGGACGGTGGCACGCTATCGCTAAAAATTGGGTTGCGAGATTTTGCTTTTTGCAGCGCAGTGTAAAACCCCTGCATAAACACTGGCAACTCAGTAATCGGCACGCCAGCCAAATCACCAGCAGGCAGCATTGTGTTTGATGCGTATGGATCTACCTGACGCTCAATAGCTGCCCCCATTGACGACACTGTGGGAATAGCAGTCAACAATGCCGTTGTCGCTCTCTCAGACATATGTTTTTGCAGCTTGTTGAAAACAACTTCCCCATCAGTGCCGCTTAATATGCTGCCCAATTCTGCCGCGCCCTGTAGAAATGGCATTTCCATAGAGTAGTTATAAAGGCCCAAGCCAGCAGCGGTGGTAAGGCTTTCGAGAACATCGGCATCATCCTCATATTGAGCATAGTACGCAAAATCAGCAGACATAGCCAACATCCCAGAAAGCGGGTCAAGACGCGAATAAGTTATGCCTTTGTATGTGCCGTCCTCTTGACGCACATTAATCGTGTACGGCTTTAGCCCCAAACGATCCATAGCTTGCCGCGCCTGCGGATCTGTGGGGCCAGCGCCCATAATGATAACTTGGTTGCGCGGCCCAGAAAGCCCCGACGCCGTATAGGCAAAGGTCGCCATAATTCCGCTGCCAAGCGTGAGTTTGGCAAGAGCCATATCAGCCCTACGACCGCCAGCCCTTATGTCTGATATGAACTTGGGGTGAACCATAACCAGCGGCGTTCTAGCGCCAACTTGTTTTACGACATTAGTAGGCGTCTTAAAAAATGCTGTGCCAAATATCTTCACGGCTGGGTGTGACATAACTGGTTGCAGCTTTCCCATAAACCCATCTAAGTCGCCTTGGAACGTCAATTCACGCGCTGCCTCGCGTGCGGTTTCCACCACTGTTTCCGGCGGCTCGTTGAGGATGCGTGCGTGTTCTGCCGCTGCCAATTCATTTGCTTCATCTGCACTTTTCCCAGACAAGATTAGTTCATCATAAAGCGCAAGAGATCTTGTCAACGCTGCTTTTTTAACAGCGGCGCGAAATGCTATCCCCTTAAAGAACTCGTCTTCAGCAAGCAAGAAGCGGCCAGACATTCTAACAGAGGAACCGAGAATGTTTACGGCCCCAGCGCCATAGTTGCCTTCGCGGATTTGCTTGTAAATCTCTGTCACATCGCCAGTTGTGCCAATGGCGCGGCGATTTCTTACATCAATCTTTGACGTAAAGTCTGTGGCCTCTTCTTTAACAAAAGATTTTCCGGCAACAATCAGAGCATCAAGAAAGCCAGCGCGTATGCTGTCAAGCTGGATTAATCCCTCACGCACATAAACGCGATCACGGTTCCCGGTAATTGCTGATCTGGCAGCGCCAATGCCACCAGCCACCATTTCTTCCACGCCTTTGTACATAGCAAACATACCGTTTCCGGCTACGTTTACAGCGTGCGTTGCGGGGCCGGAAAGAATTGCATTGATATAAATCTCAGTGATGACATCAGCGCCCTTGCTCCACAAACTTTGCGTCATCTCAGGTCTAGCGGCGGCTGGCAGTGACAGGTACAACTCGCCTAAATGCTCAACGTCAACGCCTTCCTGCTCTAAAATCTTTAACAGTTCATCGCCGCGCCTTGTGTCCACGCCAATCTTTTGCGCTTGCTGCATTGCGTAAAGCAAGCGGCCAGCCTCACTGGTCGCGCCGGATAGGTTGGAATAAAGACTGAACTCTATAGTCATGTACTGTGCGGCATTTGCAAATAACTTTTTCCGCACCTCTGGATCATTAGCAATACGCGCCTCTTCAAACGCTTTAGTCGTTTGCCGTGTTAGGTCGCGTGCCAAGATTAATGCAGCAAGAACATCCTCAGCTGTCTCGCCACGGCCCGGCTCTCGCGTTAGCCACTTTTGCAAAACGCGGTCTGTGCCTTGCTGCTCTGCCAGTTCTAGCAGGCTGTCATAGTTTAGCGTGCCACGGCGAGCGCGCTCAAACAGATCGCTGTTAAGGGCCTTAACCTTCTCCATATACCCGGCCAAGTCAAAGTCGCCGGATGCAGTCATAATTGCCGGTAGGTTTAGACCGGCTGTATAGTCACCTTCAATAATGTCATCTAGCGCCTTGATGTCTGCTGGGTCAGCTTGGCGAATAACTGTAGCGCCGCCAATTTTTTGAATGTCCTGATCGGGGATGCCGGGTGTGATGCGCTTCTCAGCCTCTGCAACCCTCGTCTTAACCTTCCCAGCAACATCGCTCACGATCTTGCCGCCTGTTTGAATAATGTCACTCAGCGCGGCAACTTGCACCGGCTCATCGTCACCAATAGCGATAGGCTGGTATTCCTCAATGATCTCTATTGGCTGCGGGTCTGGTTGCGGCACTTCACCGGGCGCAACGGTAGACTGCATATCTAATGCAGCAGCCACCTGCATTTCATCAAGATCTTCTGTGATATCACGCGCCATTGTTTATTCCTCCAAGCCAAGAGCGCGGCGGCTCACAGGATCTAACGATTCGAGTTCAGATATTCCTCGTTGAAGGCTGGACCCCATACCTCGTCTATCATCTCCCAAGCCCCCTCGATTTGCTCCGGCGTCACTTGGTCCGCTTGGCCGTTGTTGTGCATCAAGGCCCGACCCAGTGCCTTGTCCAAGATTCCTTCTTGCGGTGGCGACAACCCCAAGAGACGGTCCCCCAAGACTTCCGCTACCTTCTGCGATAAAGCGTTCAGTTGCTGTTGATCGAACATTTTCATTCCCCTTCCATTTCATGATCACAAGGTCTGGATTGCCAAGACTCTCATCCCACCCTGACGCTCTCCATTGCCTTGTAACCTTTTTATAATTTTCTTCGCTACCACCAAACTCAGGGTCGCGCAAGAATTTTTCATTATATGGTATTCTATCAACCTCTTCAAATCCAAACTGAGCATAATAGTCTGGCAAAAAACCGTTTTTGTTTTTTGCTGTCGGCACAGCGTATGCGTCAAGCGCAGTCGCGCCCTCTTGCAAAGCCTTTAGAATAGACGCGGAGCCAACGCCCTTGCCGACATTTCCGGCCTCGTTATTCATAACGCCTACAATCGACACTTCATTTGGCGTTAGTTCTGGGCTTGTTGCGCCATACTTTTTCGCATAGTCAGTGTTTTTATTCAGGCCAAAATAAACTGATCCGGCTGTGTCGCCCTTACCCTGTCTGCCCAAAGCATAGAACACCAGTTCACCCGACTTGGCCTTTCGGTCAAGCTCTGACTTTGTGTAAGTGGACAGTGTGGCTGACATTGAGTTTTCCCTCACTGCCTTAATAATCTCAGCGGAGCCAAGACCATCCGGGTTTGGATTTGATTTAGGCCCAACAGGGTTTGTGGTCATGCGCCAATTGCCTTGCTTTACGTCTTGTAAAAGCAACGCCTGTCTCTTGCTCTTAACAAAGCCCGGCTTTGCTGTAGGTATTTTGGCAAGCCTCTCTGGCGTTAACTCTGCAACTGGCAATTGCATTGCTATTGATCTAGCCGCATTTGCCCTTGTGCTTCCACCAGCCAGCTTTTCGTTAATAGCCTTGTCAAAAATGTCGTCTGCCTTAACGCCAAATGGCACTTGTGCGACAGGGTCGCCGAACAATCCTATCGGATAGGATGGGTGGGCCACCCCGCCTTCTATTTCTCTGATGTCAACTGGCGGCTTAGTCTTGTCAATTTTGACAAGCACAGAACCTTGGCCGATCTCATAGCCAGCCTCAGTCGGGTTGATTGTCTCTCTAATAAGCCGCCCTATTGGCGGTGCGCCAAGCTCTTGATATGCGGCTTGGTCGAGCTTGTCGGCAATTGCGGCGCGGTACTCAAATGATTTGCTTTCCAAGTGCGCCAGACCTTCGGGGCTAAAAATGTCCGGTAAGTCGGGGAATGCTGGATCATTTGATAGCTTTTGTGCAATTGCTATTTTGTTTTCTGGAGTAATAAACCCCTCGTCTGCATATGCGTTTAATTGGCGGTGTAGAATGTTGGCAAAGTCTATGTTTGATCTGTGCGCCCTTGGCGACATAGTTGAGACAAGCATATAATCAGCACCACTGTTTTGGATGCGCTTTGCAATCTTAGGGTCAAGTGACGCAAACCCAAGCCCTTGGTCGCGTGAAGTCTTTAGCGTTCCATATCCAGACCCGCCCATAAGGGCGCGTCCTTTAATTGGTGCTTCTGAAAGACCTTCGTATGTGCGGCCAAAGTCAAGCATATCGGCTGGCACAAAAACTACTTTTTTACCAGCAATACTTTTAAGAGGGAACTCAGTAGATCCGACTGTTGGCAATTTTACTGCAACCTCTGTAAGAACTTCATTCGCAACCTTTCCACCATCCATCAGTTTCTGCCCGGCGACAATAGCCTCATCAACAATGGCTGTCGGGTCAACATTTGCCCCAAGCATTGTGCCGGATGTGCGGTCTGCAATACGGCCCGGCGCACCAGCGGCATAGTCTGCGACAGCCTTACCGACAGCACCAGCCATCTTTGGCACAGCCTTGGCAACCGGCTTGACTGCTGCCGCCGCACCCGGCAACCCGGTCACTTCGCCAACCAATGCTGCATCTTTAGCCAGAAACTTGTACGGCTCTGGGATGTCTAACGTATCGACAAAGTCAAAGAACGTCTGCCGCCAAGCCTCGGTGCCGTAGTTTTGCTGCAACCTATCAACCGCGTCTTGTGAAGCCGGGCCAGCGCCCATTGCAAGTAAATCAGGAATAAGGCCCATTATCCCAGCCCCTGCTCCTCCAGTCATGCCTAGTAAAGTAGAGCCACCAGCAGCAGCTACCTTTGCCGGGTCTCCTGTCACACCAAGTTCACGCATTGTCGGCGCATCTGCGCCAGTGTAAAAACCTTTTGGCTCTGGGATGGAAACTTCCGATCTAGTCAAGCCGTCATCGCCAACTACCGTCTGCAACTTTACGCCGTTCTCTAGCGCAAGCTGTGTGTTCATCATCTCTCGCTCTAGCGCGTTCATTACATATCCCCCAGAGCATTATTAATTTCTTTTATTCGAGCAATGGCATCCATCAATTTAAGGTGGTCATCAGCATAAGATTGATTTGTTTGTTGGAGTGACGTTGATGCAGTAGCCACTGCACTAAGATCGCTTGTGTCTGAAATATCCAAGTCCTCTATGGCTATTTCATTGACAATGGTTTCAAGCTCACTGCGCTCTTTCTTTAACAGTTTTTGCAAATTGCCCTTGGCAATAAATGTGTCGGCCAAAGCAATGCGATCAAGATTAGGGTCAATCTTTTCTGCGCGAATAAGCTCACTCTGGAATTGTGCCACAAACCTTAATGCCTCTGTGCGTTTTCCAGCGGCGTCAATAGTAAACAGCCCCGCATCCGGGATGCCAAACGCGCCTCGCACCAGCTTCATTGCCTGCTGATGCTCAGTGTTGTTTTGAGACTGCAACGCATTGAAAAATGTGCCTGACGAGGTCTTGCTAATTTTTCTGTTGACGATTGCGTCTAGGATAACACTTTCGGTCAACTCTCCGCGTGACGACAAAAGCTGCAAACTAAACACAGTTTCCTCATCATCGACAGCAGTGCTGTCAGTGTAGAACGCATCTCGGTAGGATTTTGCAACGCTGGCGTCCAGTGGGTTCAACAATGCGAACACACGATCTGCATCCATATGATTGCCATTAATCAGCACTTTATTAAACTCACTAGAAAGGCGCTCAACTTCAGCCTTTCTGTCTCTTTCCTTGACTGTCTCTTGCTGTGATTGCCTTGTGTAGAAACCCGCCTCGGCCTCGCCAATCGCAACAAACGCGCTTCGCCTTTGATCGGCTGTCATCAGAGAGACTACATTTGCAACAGCCGGGTCAGTAATTTTTTTATCAAGCCACTGCTGCCGGTTTGCAATAGGATCTGTCAAAGCCCAATCGGAAACAATGCCAATCATTGCGCTGTCAACTTTTTGCTGGAAATCTCCTAAATACTGCGCCAGTTTTGCATCGTCATCAATGATATCACTTAGCTGCTCAATTCTATTTCTTTCGGATGTGATTAGAAACGAAATCTCATCTGCGCCCTTTGGGGCGGCAGTAAAAATTCTTTCCCCAATCCCCGCCACAACATTCTCCAACCCAATAGTAACATCAACTTCTGCCTGTTTTTTGGCAGCGTTTGACATAATTGTGCTGTGGGCCACAGCCGCGCTGTTACCAACGCTAGACAAAGATGCGCGAAACTGCGGCGCAGCCGCTGGCGAAATGTCATAAAGCGCCCCGCTGTAACCGTTAATGATGCCATCTATTTCTGACTGTAATTCAGATATTGGTGTAAAATCATTTTCTGCTTTTATACGCGCCGCTGATATTTCATTGCGTGCGGCAGTTTCTAAGTTCAAGCTAATTGTACGCATTGCAGCATCACGCGCTGCGCGGTCATACACTGTGCCAGTGCCGCCGGGCGTCAGTGCTTCGCGGCGCTCTTCAGTCTGAGCGTCCAAAAGTTGTTTTGCAGACGGCGCATTAGCCGCGCCATATTCAGCGCCTTCAATTCTGGCCTGCACCTCTGCCTCTCTAAACGCGGCGCTGGACATCCTGTCTAACTGATCAGAAATAGTCGCAGCAACACGCGCCTGTGCGCGTGCTGTGCCAGCATAGTCAACTGTTGGCAGGCTGCTTATCTGTACGCCTAGTGGGCGATACTTAGGTAATTTAGCCACTTGGCCCTCCTATGCTATGCTGCTCTGCATCTGATAGCCGCGACCCAGACTGCCAATAGCAGAAGCAAAGCCAGCTTGGCGTGCTGCCGTAGCCTGCAATCCATATTGCTGCTCCTGCATCCTGCCGCCAGCCAGCGCAATAATTTCGCCATCTTGCAGCGTGTACAGTTCTTGTGCGCCCTTTGCCATTGCGTATTCACGCAACGCTTGGGCAGACCCGCTGAATGGATCAATGCCACCCATACCGGCTCTAGCTGTAATGCTGGCCGAGGTTTGCAAGATGTTGTCCAATACCGTGATTGCGTTCTGTTTGTATTTCAAGCTCTCCTGCTTGGCCTGCAACTTGGCGTAAGCGCCTTGCGCTGCTAAACCACGCGCTTGTGTTTGCGCCGCCTGTAGCCCCATAAAAGCTGACGCCGCCATCAATGGCATTGCTGCACCCGCACCCATATTACTGCCCCACACTAACTTTATAATCGATGCCAAGCAGTGTCATTTTTAGTGGCACCTCTTGACCGATTGTGATTTGACCATCGTAAGTATAACCTAAAACGCCGTGTAATGTCTTGATGCCGGTAAACTCACTGACAGCACTGCCGAACACATTCTCGCCAAACTTGCGAAATGGGATTTCCTTGCCATCAATCGTCATCGCTTGTGTTTCAAAGATCTCAGCGTTGATTTCAAATATTCGCTTCTTAAACCCCTTTAGAGAGCCGCTGGACAGGTTTGGCTCAACCGGCAGTGTCTTTACCTCTGGAGTAAAGTTAAGCCCGACCTGATAGCTGCTAGACGCCGCTGTGGCGAATGTAATCGTGTATGGTGATCCGGGTACAGTTTGGTCAGGCTCAATAATTCCATCACGCACGATGTTGACCGTTTTACCTTGCAGATGATCCATTGTCACCGAACTGGCGGCACCACCTGTTTTGGCGCTATCAAGCAGCGTATCTGCATCGAACAACTCCACATAGTAAACTGTTGCGCTGTTAACAGTACGCTTGACCACCGTATAGATGTCGTCAACGTCAACGCCAATGTTTAGGAACTCACCATCTGTTGTCCACTCTGTTGGCGCGATGACGTTCTGACTACGCAGTAACGTATAGCACGCAATACTGCCATCATCGCCATTGACGATCATTAACCTGTCGCCCTCGTCTGTAGATGTAGCAACACGCACTGCCATCTCTTCTGGGCTTTTGAGAAGGTGCGATGATAGCAACGAGATCTTGGCAGACGTATAGGCTTGCACAGTGTCGCTAAAGACGAACTCTTGCAGCGCCTTACCTTGCCGCTGGATAAACAGTGTTGAGCCGTCCACGTTTTGCAACCGGATACCGGGCTTCATCCCAAACGCGGTTTGTTGCTTAACAATCAGGTTGGTTGGTGTGATAGGCTCATCTAAGGTTTGCGGCACATAAAACTCTGCGCCGGTTGTAAAGATCTGCAAATTGCGCCCAGAGTAAATATCCACTACCGCATTAAATGTGCCGGTGTCCAAAGTGGCCTCAACGCCATCATCGGCCAATGCCTCACCGGGGTTAAAATTAAAGAAATCGGATACGCGAGAGCCAAACAATGTTGACGGCCTGCTTTTAGTCCCGCCAAAGAATAAACGGCCTTCGTGGAATGTAACTGAACGCGGATATCCCCTAGCCGCAGACCACACATCCTCATAGCCGTGTTCACTGTTCCAGCTTCCGGCAGCGATTGCGCTAGTATCGAAAAACGGTATATCGACAAAAGCCTTCATTTCTGTGGCGCTTACAAATTCCACATACCTAGCCCGGCCAAAGCCACTGCTGACATTTGCATATTCATTGACAGCCGCTGAATTGAACGCTTTGACTTCGTAGTGGCTGGTCGCATCCGGCGCTGTGTCCCACGCTGGAAAAACAGTAAGCACTTTTGTTGATCCAACGTAATCCTCAACATGACGCTTTTGCCCAGATCCTGTACCGCTTGTAAGCTCAATAAACATACCATTGGGCTGATCGTCAGCAGTAAAACTAGATGCTGATTTTAGCGTAATAGTGTCAGCGCCTCCGGCTTGGGCTACGCCTGTATCTGTCGTAACTGATGACGCAGTTATTGTAATGTTGCCAGACACCGCTGACGGCGTGATTGTAAACTGTGGATTGTGAAAATCTATTGCATATGCAAAAGACGGCACATGATCAAATTCAATAACGCTGGCAGTCCAAGTTGCATCTGTTGCACCGCGCACAATCTTGGTTGGCGGGAGATCCTCATGCACCACGATGACGGTGTCGGCAGACTGCACCCAATTCATCTCAGGCAGTATGGCCGATGTCAGGCTGGCTATGCTTAAAAAAGCATTCCCGGTGCCGTTGATGTTGGTGATCTGTGCGCCGTCCTTAAACACATACATTTTGCCCGGCGTGAACACCAGCATATAGCTGTCTGAAATGCTAAACTCAAACGACACCATCCGCACAGCCGTACCAGCGCCGCTGTCTAACGCGGCGACAAACTTAGTGCCATCACGCCGCTTTGCCCCGCCCTGCGGCTGAATGCTGACGTTCCTTGCTGTGGTTAATCCAGACTTGTACTGTGCAATGTCAGTACGCGCACGCAGCTTTGGATCTAACTCACCGCTGGTGAAATCATTCTGGATCTGAATGATGCGGCTCATGTTAGTACCTTATATCGCTAATCGGGAACTCTTGGATGTTCTGGGATGGCTTATCTGCGCCGTCAATGTTAATCGCAACGCGCACTAAACCGCCACGCATATTCTCCGACAGCGAGCCATACGCCTTGGTGTAATAGTAATCAGCCTTGGTAATCTGGTCTGTGATTGGCTCGGCAAACTCAGCCGCCAGCGCAGTCTTTAGCAGGCGCACAAAATATGGCGGGAATACGGCAGGCTCTGGCCGGTACTGGTAATCAATCCACACCTCTTCCAGATTTGTGTACAGGCCACCGGCATAAAACTCATAGTCGCGCACAGTGTTTGAGCCAACAGAGCCTGATGCAAACACAGCCTTGGGGTTGCCAAGCACATCGCCGGGGATCTGATATTTGTATTTCCATTCATTAATGGGTGTGTCGGCAAGCTGTGCCAGCTTCACCTTTTTTAACGTCCAACTGTATGGGTACTGCATTAGCAGTGTGTCGCGCACATCGTCATACAAACGATCCGCAACCTGTGCCTCATCGGTGCCAGTAGCAAACGATGAAAGCGGAGCAGCGCCAAGCATGATCAGTGCGTCCGAACATATTGATAGTTTGGTATCACCAGACGCCATTGCGCTACTCCAAAATGAGAAAAGATGGGGCCGGTTGCCCGGCCCCTATCCGATTAGTCGCCGTCTGTGTTAGCCAGAACTGTGCCGTCAGTTACGTCAACAACGCCAGAAGCGTTTGTCAGAACGTAGTTTAGAGACACAACTTGCGTGCCGCCTGTTGACGAGCGCACAACGATTACATCACCAACCGCCAGAGTGTCTGACAGGTCATTAAAGTAACCTTCGGTGTTAACATCTGCAACGGCGTCTGTCGTTGCGTAAGAGTACAAGCTAGGTGCTACACCCTTTTTAGAAGCGCCAATTACGCCCCATCCATCTGCTGAAAAAGCCATTTGTCAGTCTCCTCTCTATTCAGTCGCTGAGATTTTGACAATGCCATCGTCATCAATAGCAACCGCACCAGCGGAGAACATTGAAGAAACGAGGAATGACGTTTTCTCAGGAACATAGTTGATTTCTGACTTTTGGTTCATGCCGATGCCCATACCAACTGCATCGCGGTGGAACGCAAAGCAGGTGCGAGTTGACGGCAGTGGCAGGCCACCCTCGTCACGATCACCAAGGGTGATGAACTTGAAGCCGAGGAAAGTGTCGATCTCACCTGTAGACAGAGCCTTAACAGTAGCAAAATCACTAGATGTTAACTCAGTCTCGTCAAGCAATGCTGACAATCCATTTGCATGAATTACCATACAACGGCCCTCTGATGGCACGTTCTTTGTATCCAGAGCCTTTTTAGCTGCAAGCAGCTTGGCAAGGTTCATATTAGTGCCTGCGCCACCAACTGATGTGGCAACGGTTGATGGTGAGGAAGCTGCATTGAGCGCATCAATAACTAGCTGATCCATACGACGCCCGATTGCGTTTGACACGACTTGTACCAATTCACGGCGCTCATCAAAGTTGACTTTTTGCTGTGAGAAGATATCGCTATATTCCGCAGCAATGTAGTCGCTCATTGTGGCTGTGATCTGTGAATAGGTCACGTTAAGTGGTGTTACGTCAGTTTGCGGTACGCGAACTGTTGCGGTGCCTTTTCCAATTTTAGGAAACTTCACCTGATTGCCTTCAACATTTGTCCGTTCGCGGGTTACGCCAGCCAGCTTACGAGAAGCCTGATATGCCTGCTTAACCTCGGCATCGAACAACTGTACAAAAGCGTTGGAAATGCCTACTGCCATTTTCCTATTCCTTTTGAAAAGTTAAAACACGATTTAGCGCCTAGCAGGTATCCTTTCGGGCTGCGGCTTGGGCATATACGCTACGCCCCCAAGCGGGGTTGACAGGTCGCAAAGCGGGTGTCCGTCAAGGGGGATTATATGACAAAAAACGGGGACTGTAAACAACCCCCGCCCCAATGCTAGATGGCGCTGTATTCTTGTGAGCCATAAGCCTTTTCAAATGCCTTTTCGACCTTGGCGCGGAACGCCGGATCGGTCTGATACTCAGGCTTGCCAACCATCGACATTAGCTCATCCTTGGACGGCGCACCGTCTACCGGGCCAATGTCAACCGGGATTGGCTTGTCACCATAGTAGCTGCGAACCTTTTGCAGCGCCTTAATGACTTGTGCTGTCCCGCCCATAATCTTGAACTCTTCAAAATCATCCGGCCCCCACACGCCTTTGTTGACTAGGCTCTGCGCCCACGTTGTCATTGACTTAATAGTTGCGTCAGCATTTGGGCCTAGCTTTTTGTATTCCTCGTCATGCGAGATAGCAGCCTCTTCATTTTGTAGGCCAGCCATTTCGATAAACTTTTCAGCCAGATCATTAAACGCTGACTGGCTGACCCCATTGCTTTTGGCCCATTCCCGGTACGTTGAATAAAGCTCATCGTCCTCTGGAATGCCAGCATCTGTGAAGACAGACTGATCATACTCATCTGGTACCTTATGCTGACCTTGCGAAAATTTCTTTTGCAACTCAGTGTAAGACTTAACCAAATTTTCAAGATCAGGGCCATCTTCATCGTTCCAAAATTTTTCTGGGAAATAATCTGGCCGGGTAAACTCGACCTCGTCATCTTCTGACGCCACAGTAACGCTATCAACCGATGGCTCTGCGTCTGGTTGTAAGTGTGGAATAGACTGCTCTTCTGTTTGCTGCTGGTTATCGTCACCCTCTGCTGTGGCATCGGCCAGTAGCCCTTCAGTTTCGCTCATAGTTCTCTCGCTCTTTTAATGCGTCGCTCAATTTCTCGAACCAGACTATTCTGGCCCTCTCTGGCATAGCCGTGACTTGCTTCCTCGCCGGGATACCAAGTCGGCTGCTCTATTGTCATAGAACGCAAATGGGTGAGCAACTTTTGCCCATCGTCACTGCCAAACACGCGCAGATACAAACGATCTACGTCATCCTTGTCTACCTGTTGTTTTTTGCCGATCTCAGGGTTTGCGTCCTGTAGACCGTCCCAACCTTCTGGGTTCATTGTCTATATTCCTTCTGGTGGTGCTTCTTGCGGTGCTGCGCCTTGTGCTTGCGCCTGCGCTTGCATCTGCATCATCTGCTGCGCCTGCTCCATCATTTGTTGACGCTCCTGCGGTGTTGTTCGCAGATCCGCTGGGATGCCCAGCTTGTCAGAAACATAGTCTGGGATGCTGCCGGTCTTCACCGCCATCTGGCCTTCCGGGCCAAGCGCCGATGACATCTGCACCCACTGCATAATCTTCTCGATGTCGCCCATATTCTGTGCCTGCGCAATAGGGCTGATGGGGATAACCTTTACCTCAAGGCCATTGACCTTCAGCGGCATTTCAATCAAGCCGCGATCATCCATCACATACAGGATGCGCGATATCATTGGCACCATAGTCTCGGTGATTAGACGACCAAACGCAGACCCAAGGTTCTGGGCCAACTCTTTCATGCGCTCTGCAATCTCTGTTGCAGACCGGGCCGACATATTGTCTGGCGGCAGTGTGTCATCTAGCAGGATCTTTTTGATGTTCATACGCAGATCATTAATCACAATCTGGCTGACATTGAAATCGCCAGATCGCGGCATCTGCCGCAAGCTCTCACCCTGCGGCCCACCATTACGCGCAACCGGGATGATTGCACCCGGCGCAATGCGAATGGTCTGCGGGTTCAACACACCATCGTCAGCCGCTGTGTAAACGCCAGCAATCGACAGGCTGGCATTCTTTAGCAGCAACTCTAGCGTCTTGTTCAGCGTCTTGATGTCTGGGATGGCTGTGACCAGCGGCCCCCGGCCATACACCTCACCGGCTACCTTCATATAACGCGCAACAATCCACGGCGATGATTTCATGCGGCGCATCAGTAGACCGGCTTTGCCCTCGGCCCAGATGACATGATAACAAAAATCGCCCTTTTCGATGTCATACAGTGTGGCCTCAATCAGATCAATCTCTTCAGTAGGCTTCTCATCGATCATACGTTGCAGGCGGTCAGGGATCTCTGCGTCAGTCCAGTGCTGCTGGATAGCCTCGCCCTTGAGCCGCATCCGGCGATAAACATTATCGACCTTGCCGTGTGCGCCCTCTTCAATGCTGACCAGATATTGTGGCACTGCTGTAAACCTAATCGGCGTCATATCATCGCCATCTTGGATTAGCATCACGGCAGTGCCAACTGACAGATCCAGCAGAAACTCACCCATAGCCAAATCAAAATTTGATTGGCGCAAAACCGAAAACATTTTTTCAGAATATACATCTAGCGCAGCTTGCGCCTCAATCCTGCGGTCTTCTGGTATGTCAGCACCCGGCTCTAGGCGGCACCAATTTGCATACGGCGGGAACAGGCCAGACTGGATGCGGTTGGCAAAACGCTGCGTTGCATTGATCGCGGTGCTGTCGAACACGCGAGCCATTTTGTTTTGCCCCGGAGATCCCCCGCCCTCGTAATAGCCATCGTAAAGATTGCGTTGCGGCAAACCGAACTCATAACAATCTTCATAAATTTGACGCCAGTTGTCCTTGCGGCGCTGCGCGGCATCGTGCCGCTTTAGGATTTGCTCAACACTATGCACTAGCTTTGTTCCTTTTGCTTATGGCTGCTGCCTTCTTTTTGGCGTCTTCCTTGGAGCTTGCGCCCCAAGCGCGAAGCGACAAGAGCAAGCGCGTTGGCTCACCATTCTTTTTTTCTGGCCCCGGCATATTACCCATACGCGCCAAGAAAGAGGCGCGGCGCGGATTGTCGCCAGCCTTTACTGGTGCTTTTAGGTTCATCCCCTCGGCCTTGGCAGACGCTCGGCCTTTGGCGTTTAGACCGCCCTTCGGGTTTTTGCCCTCAGATCTTTGCCAAGCCGGTGACCTAGCCACGCGCCGCCCTCATATTATCAATTAGATTGGGGTATGGACGACCAGCTTTAGCAGCCGCACGCATAGCCGCACGCTTTTTAGCTGGCGACAATCCCTTTGGCTTGCCCAAACCCTTGGGACGCTTTTTGTCCCAGACCTGTTTAGGCTTTTCCATAACTGCTACCCTTCTTTTTCATCATCTTGGTTTTCATGCTGACGTTGGTGACACTGCCACCAGTTTGCCGGGCATACTCTTTTGCCGCCTTCATGCCAGCCTTGCTGTATGCAAAGTGACGAGATTTACCATCTTTGGAAACTACCTTTGGCATTATGATGCTCCTAATGTGTCAGCGGTGAACCTATCGCCACTCAATAGCGAGCGCGATCCTAAACGCCGCAAACCAGCCAAACGGCGGCGGCGGTTTTCTTCTTCCATTTTTTTAACAAACTCTGTTCGCTTAACTGTGGCAGGCCCACCAGCATCAGGCCCACCAGCATCAGGCCCACCAGCATCAGGCCCACCAGCATCTGCGCTTGTTGGGCCTTTCATCAGTAAGCGGGGGTCGGCCTCTTCGGCACCCGCGCCACGCACTTCCGGCACTGTCAGGTTACGGCCAAAGTATTTACCGGCTGGCGTGCGAACACCCATCATCATGCCTCTTTCGTAGACAGGTGTGCCGCCAGCTTCTAATTCTTTAATTACCTTGGCACGCGTTGCAGTGCCAATGCCTGACAGTATTGCCGCAAAAGGACTCGGAACCCCGCTTAGACTTTCATCAGATTGGGTCTGACGCGCCTGCACTTGCTTAATTGCTTGGCTGCGGCTGATCTGGCTGTTGTATGTTGGCGACTTGCCAGCGGCAGCAGCCATTGCTGTGTAACGTGATGCGGCTGCGGATTGGCCTCTTGTTCTAGGTGGTGCCATCTCTCTATCCTAATGTTTCTTGGATGCCTGTTTCGGCGTTTTCACGTTCTGGCGACAGCAACATACGCCGACCACCAATCATCCGGGCGCGGCGGCGTGCCGCAATTTGCGCCATCTTGCTGCGCTCTTGCTCAGTCAAACGCGCCTCTTGACGCTCTTGCGCCTCTGTGATTTCGGGGTCTGGCGGCGGCGGTGCCGGGGATCTCATTAAAGCGCCCATCAAAAATACCTCGCAAACATTACATAGTCGGCGCTGTCAGCACCGTAATTGTGCAGAACGCCCTCGCGGTTGAATTTTAACGCATCTGCCCACCTTAACGCAAGGTCATGTTTTGCGTTTACAGTGATCTGCAACCGCTTCAGATTGGCATCGGATGCAACGTGGTTGATGTATCGTTGTGCGGATCTTGTAAGCGCAACCGGATGTGACGCAATCTGGTTGTCTGTCAGCATCCACATCTCAGCAACGCTGGGCCACATCAACACATAACCAAAAGAACATAGGATCTTGCCACCCACAACCGCGCTGCGTGCGTTGCCGGTTTCCTGATATTGGCGCAGCATTTCCCGAAAGTTAGGAACCGCATCAAAATAGTTAGCGTCAAACGGCCTAAGATCCATCGCGTAGGCGTGGCCCCAATGAAACGGCACAATCTGAACGCCGGGGTGGTTAACAAACATTAAAACACGCTGAAATCAGAATTGGCCGATAGCTGACTAAACTGCTTGCTAAACTGGCTGTTGCGCGTAATCGCCCTAACCTCACCGGCACCAAGCATCAAATAGCCAAACGCATCACCAACGTGCGAATGCTCGTTCTTATTCGGCGCATCCTTAAACCTCTCATAGCCAGAGCCAACCGCAACGCGCTTGAAATGATACCCGCCAGCTAACGCCTTGCGCGTCTTTAGGCACTTGTTGCTAACATACAGGCCCGGCTTGCCATCAATCATCCTATTCATCGGCATAGCACCAGCCTCACGCCGCACCATAAAATCATTCGACTGTGTTGGCCGGGCATGAAGGCCAAGCGTCCGCATATGCTCAAACGCCGTCACCTCAAAAATCTCATCGCGCTTCACACCAGCCGGGTCACCCCAGATTAACACATCACTCTTAGGAAAATGCTGCTGAATGTCCGACACAAGATGATGACAAAATCGCTCCAAGCCCATATCAAACGCCACAAGCTCATGCACAACGTGCCACCGCCCATTCGCCATCTTCTGCCCAAACACCGCCGCAGGGGTCAAACCAAAGTCAAGCCCGATATGCACCGGCCACCCCGGCTCAATCTCAACGCTAGACGACATCACGCTGTCGCTAAACTCCGGCCATACCGGCTTGCCATCCTGCACATAGACATACTGCGCCCCAGCATAGCACTGTATCCAATCCAGAGATTTACCGGCAAGCTGCTGCTCATAATAGCCCGGCGGCAGATTGTTGACGTTCTCGGCCAGTGGGTTGTTGATCCACCATTTCTCAGCCGCAAAGATCGCGTCCTCATGCTCGGCAGTGCCTTCAACCACGCCGCCCGGCTGCTTGTAAAACTTCCAAGGGTATCTGCCCTTGATCGGGTTCTTCTCAGCTAAACCCGGCCACCAATGATCGCTATCCATCGGGTTGGTACTCATCCACACGCCGCGCCAAGTGCAACCGCCATTCGCCTTGGTCGGGAAACGCCCGACACGCGATGTCAGGCCATCAACAACCGCCTTTGGCAACTCACGCGCTTCGTCTATGAAACCCCCGGTTAATTCTAAGGAAAGCAACTTCCGAACATCGCGGGGTTGATCCAACGCCAAGAAGATCACCTCACAATCAAGCCCAGCCGCGCCATCACGCGGCGGCAGCTTGATGTGATGGGTGATAGGTGGCGACCAGCGCATCGGCCCCCAAACATTCTCCGGGAATAACTCTTGCCACGTTTTAATCGTGGTCGTCCGCAACTCCGGGTAGATGTTTCGTATTACTGCAAATCTGGTATATCTGATCCCATCTATCGGTGAAGGCTCTTGCTTCACGGCTCGCAGCATCACCTCCGCTAATGAAGCAAACGTCTTGCCAGACCCGACTGGCCCCATTAATCCACGCACGAAACTGTCGTCTTGCAAAAACTGCCATACTGTAGGACTTTCCGAAAAATTAAGGTTCAAACCAGCCAACGCCTCAGTGGTCGGCTGCTTGCGCCTACGCGGCGACCTATCAGTCGCTCTTGATGACCTAGACATCCGGCTCCTCCTCAAACGTCACAACAACAACCCCAAAATAATCAGACGGCGCAATCACAACCAACGGCCCACCGCACTCAGTACAAAGCACCGCCTCACCACTATCATACACGCGGCCCCGCGTCTCTTGCTCACAATGCCCACACACAACATCCTCGGAAAACCACCGTATGCTGACATAGTCGCGCATATCAATTACCTCACCCATCGCCGTCAACATCAACAATAGTGGCCTTCGGGCCGGTAATATTAATGCCAATCATGCTCGGCTTCTGATCGTTAGCATTAGGCTCCAGCAAACCACGATGCTTCGCCAACAGACGCAACGCGGCAATCTTATCGTGCATCTCAACCTCAATAGTATTGCCAAACTGATTGGGCGTAACCTTAACCTTCTTAATACTACGCTTGGCACGCTCTGGAAGCGCAGCAGACGGCGTTAACGTAATCTGCCCCATTGCATCCCACTGGATAACATCAGTCGCCTCGCCAGCACCAATGGCCTCCAACTCCTGCACAACGGCCTCACGCCGCACATCATCAGCAGCAGCGAGATCCGCACGCTTCTGCCTAACCGTTGTCGGCTTTTTGTCGCTCATGCAAACACTCCGATCCTGTCGCCGCATAGCCAGCCAGATCTGTCCAGCTATCCTGATGATCCCTGTTCTCAGACAACCGCGCAATCTTCATCGCCGCTAAACACAGAGCGACCTGCTCCGGCTCAAACTCAATGCCCATAATCGCAGTCCACATCACAGCAATGCGCTCGTGGTTCTGCCACGGTGGGCCGTATTCCTCGCCGCGATCCTTAACAGCATCCATCGCCGCACCCAATAAATCAAACCTGTTCATCGTCACTCTCCTTAAAATCAACAACCCTCATCCTGCAAGCAATGCAACGGTAAATCTTGCACCCACTTATATCCCTTTCCCTGCGCATCTTGACCTTGCACTTCGGGCAACATTCCCAATTAAGCCATTTTGCAAATTCGCCGTCACCCTTGTCAATCATGCTAACCTCCAAATGTGGGGAAAATTTTGTGTGAGACACCCCCCTATAGCGCGCAGGGGTCGGGGGGCAAGGGGTCGCCTTTTTTTCTGGCGCAGAATTGACGCCTTTTCCCGGCCTGTACAAAAGCAAACCAACGTATGCGTTGCGCTACACACCGCCTAGCTCCCTTGCAACGTCAGCCAAAGCTGGCACCCCTGCCCTGCGTGCAAGCGCCTTGTCGCATACGTCCAGCGTTGCTGCCATTACATCATCGGGCGTGTGGCCTACCACAGCCAGACGCCGGGCGTGCGCTATCTCATTGTCGAACAGACGCACCTGTCCGGTCGCTTGCTGTACGGCGCGGATGTAAGAATGGCAGATCGCCGCCGCTGTGCCATCAGATGTGTGTGGGTTTGGTTGTCCATCCCCCAGACCCCCTATTCCTTCTGGCGCATCCTCTTGATCCCTGACAAGCTGCAACGGTTTTGCAATGTGTACATCCTCAAACGTAGGCAGCGGCTCATCGCCATCCCACAGCACTTGGTAGCGGTTGCTTTTCCACCCGCTTGTTGTTTCTTGATAGTCCTTTGCTTGAAGCTGCCTCACATACTTGCGTTTCTTCAGCACCTTCAGCGCGTCATGCACGCTCTTACGTTCTGCATAGCCACTGACCTCACACAGCGTAACCATTGACGGCCAGCATACGCCAGCCCTGTTGGTAAACGAACACAGCGCACCCAGCACTCTAAACTCTCGCTCTTTCAACTGCCGGTCAGCGTAGGCTCTCATTGGCGTCACTGACCAAGGCCGCTTGTTTTCAGAAAGGGATTTCATCGTTCAGCAATTCCTCTGTCTTTGTTCTGCTCTTTACTGTTTCCACAACTGCGCCGGGGAACATTTCCTTGATGTCGTTGACCAGCGGCGCTTTATCTTTTTCAAACTTGCTTACAATCATAGCCAGTTCATCCACACTATACACCACCAATTCGCGGTTTTCGCGTTTGACCTTCGCCACATCATAGTTGGTCTTCACCACAGCCATCACTCTGCCATCGGGCATAGCCGCTTCAAAGTATTCACCACTCAGCGGATCTGCCCCATTAGCGATAGCTGCCTTTTCCAACGCGACCAGCCCCCGCTTTGTGACCTCAACCTGATGCTCTATGTCTGACCGGCTATCGATAGCTTTGTTGAGCTTATCCATTTGCGCTTCAAACTTCTCTCGCAGTTCACCGCCTGCCAACCAAGGCAATCGGTCAACGCCCCACTTTAGCTCCAGCTTGCTCACCGCCTCATCGTAGTCAACCAGCGACTGTTGCATACGGCGCTCGGCTGGCGCACTAGGCGCATAGTAAGGGCGGTTTTGTTTAGTCGGTCTTTTAGTCACTCTTCTAGCCATTCTTTTGTCTCCCTGACGTTGCCCATCTACTATGAGAAAGAGATCCCCTATAGTGGGGATCTCATCTCAGTCATAGTGAGATGCGGTATGAGATTTAGTATGAGATTGCATTATTTTGATCTCATATTTTCGTTCAAGCCTTTGTTAACCCACACTTTACCGTCATCTATGAAAATCGCACCCTTGCTTTGCAGCGCCGCCCGGTCATCAGCACGCCGTCTTGACGTAAAGTCGGGTGCTTTTGCCTTGTGCAGATCGTGCCAACGCGCCACAGATATGCGTGGTGTCCCAGCATCCACGGCACCATTTTTAAGTGCTTGCAGCGCCAGCATCTGCCCTGTTGTTAGTTTTGTGCTGCGCCGTTTCTCTTCGGTCTGCACCGGCTTGATCACTGCGCTGCTGTCTTCTAGCAATGCGATTGGCACCATTTCATAGGTTGTGTCGTCTATAGGTTCTGCGTCTTTCATCTTCTCCATCTTCAGCGTCAGGATGCCTTCACTGGCTGACAGGGCCAGCACAGTGTCGCTTAAACCCATTAAAGAACTGCTGCCTCGCATTCCCCTCGCAGCATCCTTCCCGGAGTGATGCACAGCCAACACAGCGCATTTAGCGTGCCGCTGCACAACGCCGCACATCTCGCCAAACTGGCCCATCGCCGTTGCGTCATTCTCGTCTGATCCGGTTGATGCCAGTGTCCGGGCAACCGTATCAATGACAATCAGACTAAACTGCGTCTTAAAGTTGTCGATTGTGCGTAGCAGCTTGTCCAAATCTGGCGCGTCCAGCATCTTCACTGCCATTGGCAGTACATACATCGGCACATCCTCGTCCACGCCATAGTGTGCCTTCCACGCCCTTACACGCTTGCCCAAGCCCCCAACGCCCTCTGCGGCTATATAAAGCACCGCACCCTGCCTTGTGTCCCTGTCGTGCCACGCTCTGCCGCTTGCGATGGACAGCGCCCAATCAATGCTGATGAAGCTCTTGCCAATGCCCGGCGCACCATATAGCACGCTAAAACCGTGTTGCGTTAGGATGCCGTCCAATGCCCAGCTTACCGGCGGCATATTCATCAGGTAGTCAACATCGAACGTCTCGAATACGTCTGGCCGATCTTCCGGCTCTGCTGGCTCTGGCTCCTGCGATATGACCGGCGCTTGCTTTGCCAGTTCCATTAGTTGCCGCTGATCGCCGCCCTTAAACAGCCAATCGACAACATCATCCTTGTCAGCGCCGCCAAGCTCAACCCGCTTGATGGCCTTGGCCGTACTGTATAGCTGGCTGACCACAATGTCAGCGTGCGCTTGCCCGGCCTCGTCATTGTCGGGGATCACGATCACCTTGCGGCCTTTGAAATACTGGTTAATCTCCGGCTTCCAATTCTTGCTGCCACCGTGGTTAGTGGTTGCGACTAGGCCCAGATTTATCAGCCTTTCGGCGCATTTCTCGCCTTCTACAATAAACACTGGCGCGTCCGGGTTCTGGATCATGCCCACCAGATTGTACGGCAACGCCTCTACACCATCCATATTGTACAGCCAGCCACCCTTGTCGTCCGGTCTGCGCTGTCTAAAGGTCTTAGGCTCGAACCGTTGGATCTGATAGCGCAGCACGCCGTCCTCATCGATGTAGTCGTACTGCTTGGACAGGTATTTGCTTGGCTGTAGTGATTTCTGTGTGCGCTTTGGTATCCCAAAATTCTTTTCTAGTATATCTGGGATGCTGCCATCAAAGCTGGCTGGCTCGTATAGGCGCACCAAGTCTGTCAAACCGCCGCCGGAATTGGTCTCGTGGCAATAGAAAGTGGCCTTTGACAGATCCACACTGGTGCTGCCGTGTGTGCCAAACCGCAACTGCTTTGAGTTAGACAGCTTTGCGTTTGGCTCTCCGAGGTAGTGCCGAGCCACCGCTTCCATATAACTGCTAAAATTTGTCATTGTTTAACCCCTTTCCCTATCCCTAATTAGTGAGGCGGCACCGCTAGGGAGAACAGTGCCGCCTCTACCACCCTAGCCTCGGCTAGAAAATGTCATCACTCGCAGCAGCGGCAGAAGGAGGGGCTGTCGCTGGTGCTGGGACATCGGGGGTGGATTGTGTTGCTGTGTCTAGCATTTCTGGGCGGTCAATCCAGCCTGACAATTCCCAGCGCGGCACGCGCCAAGTCTGGCTGCTGCCATCGTTGAGTTGCTGCGTCACACGGTCTGTGCCGGTGATCTCAATGACCGGCACCTTGCCAGCGTTGGCGGCTTTGCCTGCCTCAAACGCCTTGTAGATCGGGACCATTCGGTCATACACATTTTTGGATGAGCTAGACAACTCTCTAAGACCAATATCTTTGTTTGCCAGCACGACCCGGAAGCCCCATTTATAAAGCGGCTTGCCTTGTGCGTCCATCTCGTCTGGACGCTCTGGGCGCGGCTCACCGGCCTTTACCATTACAAAATGCGGCGCAGGCTTGAAGGCCATCCAGCCCATCTCCAGCACAGCCAAATCCATCACAACCTTGGTTGGTGTCTCTAGCTCAGTCTCTTTTGACTGCCACATTCCATCAACCTGTTCGCGGTCAACAGCAATGAAGCTGCCGTCCTTGGCTGAGAACTTAATGATTGGGGTGCGATCCCCGCCTGTACCGCCACCGGCACCTTGATAATCAAACATACGTTTTCCTTTTTCTACGTTTTACGTTTTGTGGCTGATAACTTTCAGCCTGTCGATTGAGTAGTACGCGCAAACATCCAGATCCTGCGGATCATTCCTGTCTGCACGCCCACCCGGATTAACCGTGAATGGCTCGTTAAAATCCAAACGAGCAAGCCCATCACGGTATAGCAACACAAGGTAAGCTGGCAAGCCAGTGGCTTCGCTCAACATTCTTGCGTGTAACACTTTCGACAGTGATATCATCACTGTCGGGTATTGTTTCATCAGGCACGTTCTGGCCTTTACCTCGGCAAAACCTATCGGCTGACCATCCCGGCGCAGCAACCAGTCGAGCCGGTACTGCACCGGCAGCTTGTACACCTCGACGCCGATGTTCTCTAGTGCGTTAGCTACCAGCCGTTCATTCGACAAATCTTTTTCGGTTTCGTATTTAGGTCGCGCCATATTTATGTGCCGATCTTTTCTTTCATGCACTTGATGTTTGCAACGACCGCGTCGGTCGTTTTGCTTTGTAATTGATAAATCAAATCTTCTTCGTAAGAATAAGCCCACGCCTCACACAGTGAAAAATTGTCAAACACCTCACCCTCTTCGATAAAGCATTTGTTCACTGGCAAACCGGTCATGTTTGCGGCAAAACAAACCGCGATCAACGATTTAATCATGTGAAATCATTTCCCTAATCAGCATCATCGCGGTGCGCGTGTCCATCTCGACCGCATAGTTCCAGTCATACTCCGCGCCGACCTTTGCGCCGCGATAGTTAATCCCGGCCCCCAGATCCACCAGCATCTGCGCTGGCACACCCCACCGCCAGTCTGCCCGGTCATAACGATAGACCAGCAAAGGCCACTTGCCTGCCGCTGTCGCCGCCTTGCACACCTGATCCCACCAAGCAGGCCGCGCCTGTACGCCCTTGGCGTATCTCTTCACCTCAATGGTTGCCGGGAAATCCATTTCATCACACAGCAAGTCGCCGCGATCAGCGGATCTATATTGTTCGAGATCACGCTTGAAGGTCAGTCCAAGCTCTGAGAACAGGATCTTGGCGACCTCGCGTTCTGCCGAACTTCCCTTCGCCCTCCCATTAGTCATTGCGCTTAACCAGACTGGATAGCACCTGCGCAGCGCCGTCTTGCTCGCTCGCCAAACGCTTGTTTAAGCCCTCTTCCAACACCTCATCAGCCAAAGATGACAGGCTGCGGTGCGCCGAAAGCTCCAACGCAGCCCTTAATTTATCATGCGTAGACCGCCGCAAACGTAGGTGTACATTAGGATTTATAGACATTTGGCACCTTTTTTGTAAAAATAATACACAACCACTCTTGTAACATAGTGGTTGGATATATATATTACTCATATGAGTTAGTTAACAAAGGGAGACAGACAGATGACCAACAAGTTTCAAATCGGCGATCAGGTTCGCGAACAAGTTGTGGTTGTAAAGCGTGACGCCGACGGCAACCCGATTTATCGCCGCACCCAGCACGGCAAAATTCCAGTCGAAACAAAAGTCTGGAGCGATCACACCCTTGAAGTTGTGGCTGTGCCAGACGGCAAGAAAAAGCGGTATTCGGTGCGTGTCACATTTCCTGACGGCGACATCCGCACCAGTTACTACGGCGAAAAAGCACTGGCGTGGGCCTAACGGCCCCGCCTCAACTAAGGGAGACAGCTTAATGACTAACTGGAACAGAAACGTAGATGACATTTTGGAATGGGCTGACGGCTCTTTCGATGCGGTCTACACCAACGAAAACACTGGCGACACAGAGTTTGTGCCAGCAACAGCAAACCAGATAGCCGCTTACAAGCGGTGGGTTGAATGGGTTGAAGCTGGCCAGCCTTCGGTCACGATTTCTTTGTCCTCTTTTGTAAATGGTGTGAACAATGACTAAATACATCGCTTATTACCGTGTATCAACGCAGCGTCAGGGCCAGTCCGGCCTTGGCCTTGAGGCACAACGCGCAGCCGTTGCCGGTTACAACATCGCCGCCGAGTACACTGAGATTGAAAGCGGCAAGAAAAGCCAGCGCCCACAGCTTGCCGCCGCACTGGCAGAGGCCAAGCGCACTGGCGCGACACTGTTGATCGCCAAGCTCGACCGGCTGGCGCGTAACGTCCACTTTATCACCGGCTTGCTTGAGGCTGGCGTTCCTATGCTTTGCGCCGATATGCCAGAGGCTGACCGCACCTTCTTGCAGATGGCCGCTGTCTTCGCTGAATGGGAAGGTCGCCGCATTTCCGAGCGCACCAAGGCAGCACTAGCCGCAGCTAAACAGCGCGGCACCCGGCTCGGCTCGCCTGATCCGGCAAAGGGTGGGTCTGCTACCGCCGGTATTCGCCGCGACGCGACTGCCAAGGTTGCACCGCAGGCAATGCCGATCATCACAGCATTACGCGCCGCAGGCCAGAGCCTACGCGCAATCGCGTCAGCACTTAACACCGCTGACATTCCTACCGCTATGGGCGGCAAATGGCACGCATCCAGCGTGCGTAAC